CACAAATTAATATTAGTTAGCTCCAGCACGCTTGCTTCATCGTTCCAGTGCTGGCCGCCAGGGTAAAGTGAAAATCCAATTGAAAGACCATCCAGCGCCCCGGCTTTAACCAGGGCATACGCTTTGTCTGCATTCGGCACCCCCTGATCAACTAACAGTTGGCCTTTTCCAAACAGGCCGTGATCATCTTCTTTCATTTCGTTCCAAATGCCGATTGGTTCAGCGGCATCATGCTGCCATAACAGTTTTGGCATGGTACCCCTTTCCGCGTGTTCTTCCAACGTCTGGGTGAACGCGCCTGGCATCACCACATCACGGTATGAATCCACCACATCAAATACATTGCCATAGCCCTCAAAATCGCCTTTGTGTTCATCATCGTTATCAGCTTTGGATAGTTTAATATCCAGTTTCACAACGCGGTTGCTTTTATTCATCGTCGTTTTCCTCTGTTTCGTCATCGTTTGGTGGTGGTTCGTCTGCTGTTTCATCATCGTTATCATCGTCATCACCACCTTCCGGCACACTGTTTGGTGATTCACGATACACATCACCGCCATCACGCGGGTTCAGATTGATCAATTCACGTGCTTCATTAGGGTTCAGAATGCCGCTGGCCACTGCCGTGTTGGCACTTTCGATGATATCTTTGAAAGATCCTAGCGTGAATGCGTCCGTTTCAAACACATAACGCGTGCGCTTTTTCTCATTGCTGGCAAGCAGGTTGTGTTTCATCGTGTGGCAGATCCGGTTGGTTCGCGGCCGCAAACTGAATCGCATGAATGATTTGGTTATTTCTTCCAGGCCAGATCCCCACGTTGTGTTTTTTTCAGCGCTATTGACCAGAAAACCTGGCACACCAAACAAACTAGCGATTTCCTCTTTTTCTAATTTCAACAGTTCCAGCAACTGCGCATCACTGGAGTTCATTCCCATTTCAGTCAGCTTGGCACCGCCCCACATCACCGGTGTTTTTCCTGTCCTGTGCGCACCGGCATATTCACGATCAAACTGCGCTTGCATTTCCCTGGCCAGTTCAGCGCTTTTGATCGATTCGGCTTCAATCACACGACCTGCAATCGCACCATGCGCAAACACGCCTGATGCATGTTCTTTGCCGCGCAGGGATAGGCCAATGTCATGGCGCAACTTCTGAATTGGATTCAGGCCAATGTAACCTGCCATGCCAAAGTGCCGCACGTGCATAATCTCTTTGCTGGTTAAATCGTTTCCGCTGATGATGCCTGAAACGTCATAACGCAGCTTCCAACCATCTGTTAGTTCCGCTGCAACTTCCGGTGACTGCAACGGCAGCAACTGGTGAACGCGTTGATTGGATGGTGGCCCGGCATATAGCTTGTAACTATATGCGTTGCCCTGCAGTTCCATCCAGGTTACCCACAGGCTGATCAGATCATGCTGGCTTTGGAAATCGTTTGGATGGTCCAACACTGCTAATGAATCGTGGTCTGGCGTATCAATCCAAAGACCGCCAGCGTTTTTTGTTTGAATTTTGATTGGCAGCGTTGCAATTGTTTCTGCCAAGATCCTGATGCACGCATAGACCGTTGCTTGCTGCATCGCGGTTGTTGATGTAACGGATGCCCCCGCCCAGGATCTGGTTGCACCAGCACCGTTGTCGATGGCGCTGATAATGTCATCAAACGCACTAGTCGCTTTTGACTGATTCGGAATTGCGAACATTTAACACCTTCGTTGTCATTATTACGTTATAGGCAAGGTACGCGCCAGCACTGATCAGCGCCCACCCCAAACCAAATTCAATGAACACGCCAATGGATATCAACACGCACGCGACCAGGTTCACGCCGTTCAAGATCCAGATCAGATTCACACAAACCCCATCTGGTTGTTTTCATTATCGCCGCCAATCATCATCACCACTGCATTCAGCGCTGCAACAATCGGATCAATTTTATCCATGCTGTTCTTTTTGTCCGGTGCCATGTTCATATTGCTGTCGTGCTTTGGCACCACGTTGCTGGCCGCCCAGGTCAAGATCGGGTTGCCATCGTGCCGGATCTCGTTGCCTAACATGCGCCGTTCAAATTCCTGCATGGCCGGATGCAATGTTTTGGCACCCTGGCGCACTTCAACCACCGGCAGATCTTCACCAGTTAGGTTGTTGATCGTCTGGTGCGCGTTATAGGGGTCAAAGCCAATGTGCTGCACATCGTAATCTTTGCACGCCTGCAAAATGTCGCGCTCGATAAAATCATAATCAGTGCGTTCCCCTGGTGTGATTGTCAGATGGCCCTTATCCTGCCACTGCTTATAGGTCAGATCCCCGCGTTCATTCCTGGCATCAACCGCTGATTGCGGCAGGTAGTACTTCCCAACTAGGTTCAGTTCTTCACCTAACCACCAGGCCAACACCAGTGCCGTTAGATCACTTACGGCTGCCAGGTCGATGCCTGCCCAACATTCCTGGCCAGGGTCAATTTTAGCGTTACCTGGTAAACGCCTCCACTTCTCCATGTTCAGCCAGCCACCTTTGCTGGTTGTCCAAATGTTCAGGCGCTTGGTTTTGAATTCACCCATCATGCCTGGGGATGCAACCGCCTCTTTGGCAAAGCCGCGCATAGTATCCCAATCTGGCGTGACGCCAATCATTGGATTGGCCTTGATCCATTTGGATTCATCCATTGGATCATCAAATTGCTGATCATCACCGGTTTCAGCAATATCCATTGTGTAAATAATGCCAAAGTAGTGATCAGCCTCAATGATGCCTTCCAACACCTTCCGCACCATTGAGTGCTGCTCAAAACACACACCGTTGATAATGTAACCAGCGGTGGTGATGCGCCACATCAACGCGTTCTTTCTAGCACCAAACGCGGATTTGATCACATCGTGCAGGCCACGCTCTTTGTGTGCGTGCAGTTCATCCAGCACACCAACGTGCGGATTCCAACCGTCTTGCGTGGTTGATTTGCTGTGAATCGTTTGCATGTGTCCGGCATTCTGTTCACACGTAATGCTTTTGGCCCACGCGGTGAGATCAAACGAACTGCGCAGATCTTCCGATTGCTTCACCATGTTCTTGGCTGGGTCGAATACTTTTTTGGCCTGTTCAAACGTTGTGGCACCAACCACAATTTGTGGGCCGCGCTCATCGTCACACGTTAAGCAGTACAAACAGATCCCACTGGTTAACGTTGACTTCGCGCCCTTCCTGGCCATCTCTATGTACACATCGCTGAATCTGCGTTTGTCGTTGCTGCGTTTCCTGAATCCAAAAATGTTAACCAGAATGAAAACCTGGCATGGCTCCAACGTGATATCAGCCGTTTCCCATTCGCCCTCAATGTGAGGCAACTGTTCAATGAAGTGGCAAACATCGTTGGCGTGCCAGGGATCAAAATACCAACTTTTGCGCCTGGCCCTGAAATCCTTGATGAACCGCTGCGCGGCCAACCGCACCCATTTGCAGTGTTTCTTTTGTTGCCTGTCGTTTACCGCTTTGGCAGCGTACTTCCATGCAATGCTGCAGTAATCTTTATCGTGGCCGGTGTCAGGAAACTTAGGTTTTCTTTTTGCGGTTGGCGTCAAATTTACTTTTGCGCGTGCCATTGCCATCCCCATATTTGGCTTCACCAAGCACGCCAAAATCTGCAGCCAGCAATCTGAATTGCGTGATCACTGCAGCGTTCACCGGCATGTGTGCCATGCTGGCCTGCTTAATGTTTCCATACAATAGGCATAAAACTTCAACGCCTTCCAGGTTCATGGTTGTTAGCACACCGGCATCAATCAGCTCTGGCACAATGCGTTTCCAATATTTGTTGGCCCATGTGTCCAACCAATCTGGTGGTGGTGGTGGTTCTGTGATTCCTTTTTCTTGCTGCAGTTCAGCCGCCGCCTTTTCCTTCGCCAGTTGCGCCTTGGTTTGTTTTTTCCGTGGCCTGGTTTTGCGCCTGGCTTTTTCAATGGACGTTACTTTCCTGGCTGGCATTGCTGGCATTTTCCCATTTCCAAAATCTCAAATTGTGAAGCGCACGCGCAAAAAAACAGT